GACTGCCAAACAAATCAAAGCGTATCAACAAGCGCAACGAGCACAACTGCCAGAGGCTCCGTTATGAAGCAAGCACTACAAGCATTGATTGATGAAATGGAATATGTTTTGTCTTGCATTAACGAGGACAAAATTCCTTTCGATGGTGACGATTTTCATGCGGCATTGCGATTAGGCAAAGAAGCACTAGCCAAGCAAGAGCAGGGTGAGCCTGTGGCGTGGATTTCTGTTAAAGATGAATTGCCAAAAGCGATGCGTGGCGTTTCGTACAAAGCAAGCCTAACGGACACTGTTCTGGTTCTCCATTCAGACCGCCCTGATTACCCTATTACTGCACACGCAGTTGTTGGTGAAGGTCTTGGAGCAGGCGTTGCAATACCAACAGACGGAGCCTCTGAGCATCCTGAGATTGCTTGGTATAGCGCATCGTGCAATCTAAACAACCCATTCAATTTAAAGAATGATGACTATGAAAGATTTTTACCAAAAATATTTGGAAAAAAGATAACGCATTGGATGCCTATTCCAACAACCCCACAACAACGCAAGCCGATGTGGATTGACACAAACGACAAAACGCAAGCGCAATTCTTGCCGCACATCGGTGAGCCTGTTTTGTTTTGCCACGGCGGTAAGACGTACTACGGACGACACACAGGCGGGTCATTTCAGTATGGCTCGGGAGTGACTAAACGTGACTTCAACACATGGGAATGTCATTGGATGCCTATTCCTGCCGCCCACGGAATAAAGGAGTAAGACATGAGCAAAGATGACATGATTTCAATGCTTCGTGGCGTAGGCTGCGATGAGAACACAGTCACGGCTATGTCAAACGCATACGACCTTGGCTTTGAATACGCCAAAGAGACTATGTTGGCTTTGCCTGTGGTGACTTTGCCGTTGGAAGTTAAATGAGACGGGCGGCAAAGGTTGACGCAAATCAAACACAAGTTACATCGGCGCTTCGTGCGGCTGGCGCTCAAGTTCAGTCTTTGGCGGCTATTGGGAAAGGCGTACCTGACTTGCTTTGCAAATACGAAGGCACGTTCTATCTTATTGAGGTCAAGGATGGCAGGAAACCGCCATCGCAGCGGAAATTAACTGAAGACCAAGTGAAGTGGCATGAGGAATGGAAAAGCGCCTTCTTGGGCGTTGTAGAGAGTCCTGACGAAGCATTGAAATTTATTGGAGCAATCAAATGACTAAAGCATTGAAAAAACAGGTAGGCGGCACTCACTACAAGCAGATGCCAATTCAGCCAGCAGAGTTCATTTACATGAACGACATTGGATTCTTTGAGGGTAACGTGGTCAAGTACGTTAGTCGCTGGCGTGACAAGGGTGGCATTGCAGACCTTGAGAAAGCCAAGCATTACATTGATATGCTGATTGAGTTTGAAAGCCGATGAGATACGACCTGATTGACCAGCAGCAAGCGTCTGCCCTAATGAACAGCCTGTGGCCTAAAGTTAAATCGGCATTGGCGGCAGGGCGCAAGTTGACGTTAGAAGTCAAAGACGCAAGCAAAAGCCGTGAGCAAGAGGAAAAGTATCACGCAATCATTGGTGACATTGCCAAGCAAGCGCAGCACATGGGGTCTAAATGGGATGCTGAAAGCTGGAAGCGTTTACTTGTGTGGCAGTTTTGCAAGGACAAACAGATTGATGCTGGAAGGATTGTTCCAAGCCTAGACATGACGGGCGTGGTTCAGTTAGGACAACAGACCCGCAAGTTCACCAAAGAACAAGCCAGCGAATTTGTTGAGTTCTTGCTTGCCTGGTGCGCTAACAACGGAATTGAACTGAAGGAAACACTATGAATGAATACGCAACCGAAGCCGAGAGCGCTGCCCTCATTGTTGCAGACACCCGAATGGAAGCTCAGAAGCAGCTTGACCAGATGCTTGATGACCGTGGCGCATGGGAGATGGGCGCAGAAGCCTACAAGGTGCTGTACCAAATTGCGCTTGAACTAATTGAACACGCAGAGGTGATGCATGACACAAGATGAAATCATTGAGATGGCTAAACAGGCTGGATTAAAAGTCACACCAGATAATGAAATATTACCGTCGTATTTAGGTAGTGTTTCAGATGGCTATTTAAAACTTGCCAAACTGGTAGCAGCTAAAGAGCGTGAGGCGTGTGCAAAGACAGTAGAAAAGATCGAGACATACGAAAAGATTGAGAAGGCTTGCTTTAAGTTTGCAGCCAAAACAATCCGAGCAAGAGGTGAAGCATGAGCAAGCCTCGCAAGAAGTACAAGCCAAAAGGCATACGACCAGACCCAATTTCGTGGGTTATCTCAGGATTTAAGAAGGTCGCAGACGTTCCAGACGCAGGCACGAAGCTAATGCTCAAGAACCACGTTTCGTTTGATGAAGTTCGTGAAGGTCGAGGCGACACGCATCATGTGGATAACTTGATTAGTTGCGTCAATATGGCAGAAGCATTGGCAAAGCGACAGCTTGGAAGGGATTGGTTGCCTGAGATTCGTGAAGCGCAGGATGCGATCTACCACATGGCCCAACGTGGAGTAAGCGGAAAGCCATTCTTGTTCACTGGTGAGGAAATGAAAGCTGTGCAAGTTATTATGGAATTGCACGATGAGCAGTTACGAAATTGCTCTGTCAGGACTTTGGAGCTGGCGCTTGAAGACATTGAAAAAGAGTTTAAAGGTAACAAAATGCGAAGAATTGAAGCGATTGCATGATTCAAAAACACACATACATCAGAAGCAAGAAGCTCTTAGAAGCCGCAAGAGAGATTCCTTGCCAGCACTGTTACGCTGAAGATGGGACTGTTGTTGCCGCCCACACAAATTGGGGAGGTGGCAAAGGTATGGGGCGCAAGGCTGACGATAACTTAATTGCCAGCCTATGCTTTACCTGTCACGCCTCTATTGACCAAGGTTCTACCCTAACAAGAGAGCAACGACAGGACTTATGGCAGATGGCGCACAGAAAGACGGTGCAACGCTTGGTGTCTGCAAAGCTATGGCCTCAAGACGTTCCAGTGCCTGACCTAAGACGTTATTACGAACTAGAATAAGGTGCAATTTGCAGTTGCACTTACGGGCAGTTGATTCTGCCCACTTTTTTGGTAAAATATAGAAAACTAAGACACATACATCTTTAGCACGTTAGGTTTGGGAAGACCTACTGTTGCGCCCCGAGGATGTAGCTGTGTTGGTTGAGAAATCGTTGATCTTGTTAAGTGGGTGAGTAGGCACACGCGATCAGTATCAAGCAACCCCCCGAGCCTTGCAAGGGAACCAACAACTTCTAACTGAAAGGCTTTTATGGCTGGATTGCTTGCACCCGCTGCTGAAATCAAGATTGAAATCGAGGAAATCGAGGCAGAAAAGCCCGTTATCGAAGGCTTGACAGCAGAATCAAACAAAAAAACCCGTGACACACTGGTTGAAACTCAAATGCTTGGCCCTGTTAAGACAGGTCAGCCAAACAGCGACTATTGGCGCAGTCTAGCAAACGTCTGGCGCATCTCGCCTGACCAGGCAAAACGCAAGCTGTGCGCTAATTGCGAATATTTTGATGACCAACCAGAAACCCTAGAGGCTATGGAAGTCGTGCCACAAGACGAGTTTGACAAAGACGGTGGTGGTCGCGGTTACTGCCACAAGTTTGAGTTCATTTGCCACAACCTTCGTGTTTGCAAGGCTTGGGAAAAAGCCGAGCCTGTCAAAGAAGAAGACTGATGGGAACGAAGCTCAATAAAGTCGCACACGCCAAACTTGCAAAAGTAATGGGCGAGTACAAAAAAGGCGAGTTGCACTCAGGTAAGGGCGGAAAAGTCGTCACTAACCCAAAGCAAGCAATCGCAATCTCTATCTCTGAAGCCGCAAAGCTGATGAAAAAACGGATGAAGTAAATGGCTGACTATATCGGTGCAACCCCACAAGAAAACCCATTGATGGGGCTGCTTGCCGAGCGTCTGAAGCAGGCGCAACAGTTTGCCGCCAAACCATTTGGGTATCAAAACCCACCTGCTGAGATGCTGATGAATCTTTTAGGGATTCCAGCCGTTCAACAAACAGCAGAGCGCATTGCCTACGGTGAGCCAATGACCACAGGTCGTGGAATGACTACGCAAGTCAGGCCAGAAGTGATTGAAGCCGCAATGACTGTGGCTCCTGCTGCTGGTTTGCTTGGTCGTGGCGTAGAACGTGGCGCAATGGCTGCTGGTCGTGCTGGTGAGCGTTATGCCGAGAAGGTTGTGCCTCAGATCATGGAGCGTGGTGGTCTGCCTGCTCAGTTATTGGGCGATCTGAGCCAAGGTTCTATGAGCAGAGCCGTTCCTGAAGTTGGATTATTAAAGCAAGAAGCGAAAGCAGCTTTGCCAAATGACTATTACGAGTTAAATGGCATGGCTACTCAAGCCTATGCGGACTATCGCGCAAATCCATCACAAGAAACTGGAGAGTTTTACAAGTCAATTATGAAGGCGCGTGATGAGGCTCCAAACAACCCATCAAACAACTACACGCCGCCAACTCATGATGTAATTCCTGAAGATTACAGAGGTCAACACGCCGCTCCAATGAAAGATAGTGGCGCTCCATTGTGGAAACTAGAAGGAATCTACCATGAAGACTTTTATAGCTACAAGGGAGCTCAATACTATGGTGATGGAGCAGAGCCAGCGCGAGATGCAATGATTGTTTCTCAGATGCAGGCCATGAAAAATAGACCAGATAAACAAGTAACTATCTATCGTGCAGTTCCTAAGAGCGTTTCAACAAAAGAGGCTCTAAATACTGGCGATTGGGTGACTCTTGACCGTAAATACGCTAAAGAGCATGGCGAAGGCGCTCTAAATGGCGATTACAAGATCGTCAAGAAAACAGTCAAAGCCCGTGATTTATTCACAAACGGAGACTCAATCTACGAAATGGGGTATGACCCACAGCCGTTTATGAGCAAAAGGGATTTAGGTCTGTTAGACTAACAACATATCAACTACACCAACGAGCCGTAAGGAATTGGTAAACAAAAATGACTAAACAAGTCGAAAATAGCAACATGGGTCGCCCAAAGGGTAGCCCAAATAAGGCCACAGCAGCCGTTAGAGAGGCGATCGCAGTGTTCGCAGAGGGTAACGCCCATAAACTGCAAGAGTGGCTTGATGACGTTGCTAGTGGCGCTGGCGGAAATCGACCAGACCCCGCAAAAGCTGCTGACCTTTATCTTAGAGCTATTGAATATCACATCCCTAAGTTGGCCCGTACTGAACACGTTGGCGACAATGATGGCCCAATTGAGATGAAGGTTACATGGGCGAAATAGTCATTCCCTACTCGCCAAGGGAGCAACAATCTAAAATTCACGACCTGATAGACGATAAGCGTTTCTCGGTCGTTGTAGCGCATCGAAGGATGGGCAAGACTGTTTCGGCTATCAATCACCTGATTAAGGCCGCAATCCTGAATGGCAAAGAAGCGCCTCGATACGCCTACATTGCTCCAACCTACGGACAAGCCAAGCGGGTTGCGTGGGATTACCTGGTGAAGTATGCGATGCCAATGGGCGGGACTGAGAACATTTCAGAGCTTCGTGTTGACTTCTGGGGTAGACGCATCCAGCTCTATGGCTCAGACAATCCTGAGAGCCTTCGAGGTCAATACTTTGACGGGGTGATTCTTGATGAAATCGGAGACCAAAACCCAAAAATCTGGACTGACATTGTTCGACCTGCACTTGCAGACCGACTTGGTTGGTGCTTATTTATCGGAACGCCTAAAGGCCACAATCACTTTAAAGAGCTACGAGACAGGGCAGAAACAGAAGCCGATTGGGGTTTGCTTGAGTTCAAAGCCTCAGAAACCAAGGTAATTGCTGAGTCAGAGCTAAAGGCCGCTAGGTCTGAGATGGGTGACGATAAGTACCTTCAAGAGTTTGAGTGTTCGTTTGATGCCGCTGTTGAGGGTTCTTACTATGGTTCGCTGATTAACGACCTAGAGGAAAAGAAGCACGTTCAAGAAATTCCAAGGGATGACCTTTGCAAGATGGTTACGGCTTGGGACTTGGGTATGGGCGACAGTACAGCTATCTGGGTGGCTCAGATTGCAGGCTCAGAGATTCGCTTGATTGACTATTACGAGAACAACGGGGTTGGTCTTGATAACTATGTCACCTGGCTTCGTAACAACAATTACGACAAAGCCGAGCATATACTGCCGCATGACGTACAAGTGAGGGAGCTTGGCACAGGTAAAAGCCGCCACGAGATGCTGACAAACGCAGGGCTTGAGATAAAGATTGCCCCAAGAATGGGCGTTGATGATGGTATTCAAGCTGTTCGCCGCTTGTTGCCTCGATGCTGGTTCAATGTGCCAAATGTCAAGATTGGCTTGAACGCGCTAAAGAACTACCGCCGAGCCTACGATGAAAAGCGCAAGATCTACTTTGAGCGACCACTACATGATTGGTCTTCACACGCCAGCGATGCTTTCCGTTACCTTGCCATCGGGTTAGACGAATCTACGTCTACTTGGGGCAAATCTATTAACCAACCAGCGAAATGGGTAGTCTGATGCACTTTATGATGAAACAGGGAAACCTGATTGATGCGCGAGCCTTTGCACTTTTGCAAAACCGTGTTACAGAGCTTGAAAATCTCGTAAAGTCGTTACAATCGGAGCAACGCCCTAAGTTGGGCAGGCCAGCAAAGGTAA